CTATCCAAATCCACTTGAACCGTGACTTTTCCCGCATCGAGCGTGCCGGTTATGATCTTATCCGCAATCAGTTCGCGGATGTTCTTGGAGTCCATCCGTCCATTCAACGCCCACTGTAACACCTTCTGCAGTTCGGCGACCGTATCAACCAAATCCTCCAGCTTCATATTGCGTTCAACAAGACCAAGATCAATGATCGGCATCGATAATCCTCCTAATAGAGTGTGAACTCGCGTTGGTCGCGTGCAATTTCGGACACCGTACACGGACCGCTGCCGGATAGCTTGAGCCGAATAAAGTTACTATTGGCTAACTGTGACGGAATCAGCACGATCCTAGCCGATCTGTAGCCACTCGCAGAGCTTATGGTGCCGATCTGCGTCCAATCACTGTCCCCGGATGTAGAAGGGCTGACATAGGCAGTTAAGGAGCTGCCAGACGGCACGCTGACGGTGAGCCAGATGCGGAACCATCGTATGGACTTCGCCATCGAGGAACCTGCGAACGGCTTCGATATCCATTCCCATGCGATTGCACTGCCGTTGTCGGTCGTCGTGCCACCCATCTGCAACACGCGACCGCTGTTGTCACCTACATACCACTTATCCGCCGTCTTGAGGAAGTGCAGAGCTGTGATGTCCTTCCATACGTACCACGTATTGAATTTCGGATCGTATTGCAGGATGACGCTCGGTGACGTCGCACTATCAAGCGGCAGCGCGAAGTATATGCGTTCCCCATCTGTACCAGCAGAGCAGGCGCTTAGAGCGCTTGGATTGATTCTAGATACGTATTCTTGCACAGTAACTGAGAAATCCTTACTGGGACGAGAACCGCCCGTATAGAGGTATATCCCGGTTGTGTGGATGAAGTACGCCTTCGCCGCGACGATGACTAGAGAGCGGTTATTGACGATGCCAATGTCATCAGCTACTTTCTCCAGTGTGACGTCGCTTGGATTACTACCGAACAACTCATGCAGCGAGTTTGGTTTAAATATCATGAGTCGCTTCAAACCAGCCTTCAACGCGTTTATCGTCTCACCATCTTGCGTATTCAAACTAATCTGATACGGATCGGAGTCATTACCAGCTGTCGTCGCCCAGTTCGTTGGGACGTTTAGCTCGCAAGCATGCAGGGTATTGCCGACCGCGCAGAATAAGCGATTATCAAGCGTTGCGATGTAATTTCCGCCTGCCGGTGCATTGGTGAGGTTGACGACACTAGCACCGTCGTATCTTTTCAGGGGGTCGGATCCGTTCGCACCGATTAGGTTGATTGCGGCTAGATTCCCTTGAAAGTTGGTAAAACTCCACTCCGCAGACGACGACAACCCACTAACCAGCGCCGATCCCCACGTTCCGCCCGTGTACCGATGCCACGCACCATTGCTCACCGCGTGCAACTCGCTGTTCTTCCAAGCTCCAAGGCCGAGAATCTTCTGCGCGAACGCGTTGCCCACCAACGTATAACCCGGCCTTGTCGAGAAAGCCGGGTAATCGTCGGATGTGAGGTTTTTCATGTCCGTAGCGTAGTTGTCGCCTATAGAGAACGGATCGAGTCGATTGACTCCGTTAAATTCACGGTTAATATGGGACGGTGCGATCTCCTGAATCCTCGGCCATGGTTTCACGATATCCCTCCTTTGCCCACTCAAGGAATTTCTCAATCCGCTCAACCGGTACCGCTAACCCGATGTATTCACTCGTTTTCGCCTTAGCCGTGACCATGCCGATGACCTCTCCGTTCAGGTTCACTACTGCGCTTCCGGAGGAACCATTGTTCACCTTGGCATCGATCTGCATCCAACGTCCACGATCGGAGCTGACAACGCCTTTCGTAGTCGTAAAAGGAAAGTTAGAAGGGTTGCCGACGACGACAACCCCCTGTCCTACTCGATAAGTGTCTGCTATGGCGAGATATATGCCGTTATCGCAGTCCGGCGTGAGTATTGCGATATCATCACTCTCCGAGCGGTAGCCGACGCGTGCGGTGCATTCTCGACCATCTGCGAAGGTGATGTTTACGTCACTGTAGCCGCGTATGACGTGTTCGTTCGTGAGGATGCGGTCAGCGGCGATGTAGAATCCAGTGCCGGTGCCGTCGAGGCCATGTTTGCGGTCGATCTTGACCGTAGCCGCGAGTACGTGGTCGGCAGCCGCGATGGTCTGATCCTCCTCGGTCATCCGGTCGGCTACGGTAGTGCCGCCGCCGGTGAGTATGGGGATGAGTAACAAAGCGTATAACAGCTTATTTCGCATGGTCCCACCCCATTTCCCGTGCATGGAATCGCATGGCTTTGTGATGCCGCTCGAATGCGGCTGTTTGGTAGCGTCCGGGACGCTTGAGACAACGACGAATAAACCTATGGTAGGCATAGGCAAGTAGGTGAACAATCATACAGTGGTCCCTGTTGCGTCTACCCATCCGGTATTTGCGGTATTTCGCCAAATTGGTTTATTAAGTGTTGTATCAAAATACTGCTGTCCTGTTACAAGATTTGCCGTTGGTCTGGCTGCTGTTGTTCCACTTTCAACATCTTGAATTTTTCTCCATGTAATAGTCGATCCAGAGTTTGATGAATAACCAACAAGCATTTTCCTGTTTGCGGCAACGGCAATGTAAAAGATCTCCGTATCTTGATAAACAGGATATATAGCCGTATGCTCTCCCGGAACCGGATTTCCCGTTGCTAAGCTTGTCAAGTACGACACTCGGTTATAACTAACGGTATTGATGTTGCTGGAAATATATCGTGTTGTTTCTTGGTTTATCAGGCCGTTCACATAATCTGATAGGTTAGAAAAGTTTAAATTCGGTCCGTTCGGCTGCGTAATGGCAGTAGTCAAGTTGCCCACAACGTCATTTGCGATGCCGCCATCTTTGTTGTACGCCCCAAACACACGTGAAGTCGTGTCGCCTCCAACCGTAGCAACCGCGAAACGCACATTCGATCCGTGCATGTTAATTATTGTATTATCCAACAATACGGATCTATTGTTAGACAGGGAATACAAATCAGTCTCATAGCATCCGTTGAATGTAATGAAACTGTCTTCGAATTTAGCAAACGATACTGTATCAGTCAGACTACTATTGTTTCGGTAACTTTTACATCCATAGAATCCCATCGTCGAGTTCGTCGCAAATATATTAATGTCTGTAGAGACTTCCGAACCGCAATTATAAAGCGAAACCCCATTGCAGTTCTCGAAGTAGTACGAGTTTTTGCACTGATCAGCGGCGCAATTTATCAGGTTTGAATATGCCAAATCTTTAATATGGTACCCTTTGTCCGAACAAATAAGTGCCCAGCATTTATGAAAGTTAACCGTCGTATCGCAGTTATATACATTGAATCCAGTTGAAGCATTTGCAGCACGACAATAGTTGAAATTGACGAGGAATGCCATCGCCACGGAAAAACCATTTTTAAAACCATTAGTCGTAACATGACTAAACTCAATGCACGACATGGCACTGACACCATTTACCACAATACCGTCAATAGTGCTAGTTGACTCATTTAGAACATAAAGATGTTCCAACGATACGTTTTGTTTTGAAATATAGATCGCTTCCGTTCCTGATCCGTTATACATCAATACAGTTCCGTTTGTCGTTGTAGCATTCGCTCCGGTATTCGGAGTTCCGCGTATTTTGATCGATCGGGTGATTTCTAACGATGTGTAATTGTACTGACCGTTGGGGATAGTCAGTACACCTCCTTCTGGTACAGCAGCTACAGCAGCTGCCAAGGCGGCTGTATTGTCGGTAGCACTATCTCCTATACCACCCCACCATTGGAGGTAGAATTCATCCGATTGCGGGGTTCCCACAATCGTTCCGCTGCCGGTGAAGATTTGCCATAGTCCCGCCTCGATAGGGCCGTTAATGGTGATGGTCTTGCCGCTGTCTGGTGATATCATTGCGCCCTTAACGAACCACAGGCATACGTTGGATGGGATTGTGATATTTGACGATATTTTGTAGGTGCCAACCGGGAAGAGGATCGTAGCTTGAGCGCTACCGATTGTGGTCAACAGGCTATTCAGTGCCGAGTAATCGTTCGTCGTGCCATTTCCCACCAGGTCATATACTTTCGCGTTGTATACAACCGTCCCAAATATGCTTCGGTTGTTCGAACTATTGTTCTGTTCGTGGATCTGTTCACTAACTCTTGTCACCATACTACCACCCCGATTCCACTTCTATGGTTTTCACTTCCGGCAAAATCTTGAAGAGCTCGGCCAATTCCGACTCCAACTCGATATATTGAATCGCAAAACCTGACGCAACGTCATAGCGCTGGTCGTTTTCCGCTAGTTCTTTGCATACTCCGTATACGAAAATATCGTGATAATCCTCGTCAAGTTGTGGGGTTACGCCCATGTTACTGCTGGAAAGGGTATCCGGCGATGAGTAATGGAACACCGACAGCGTACCGTCCTCTTCCGGCGTAGGATATTTGGCAAGGTTGTCGTCGATAAAGTAGTGATACTTACTGGTTGTCGTTGATTGGCCTGTCAGTTGCTTCTTTGGATAGCTCGTTCCGTCTACCAGCACATCGAATATTAGGACGGATTTGATTCCTAGGTTATAGGCATAGGTGTCTGCGATGAGGTCGTACTCTGTTTTGGTCGGGATTCGAAATTTCCGGTATAGCCTTTTCTGGAGCGTATCAATAATCGTTACCACTTGGGCATCTGTTGCACCATTTGGATATTTGAGATCGATTTTATCGGATATTTCTTGAAGTGTCGGCATGACAATCACCTAGTACAAGGCAATGATGCCGGTAGCTGTAGTTCCAGTGCTATATACGCGCCGAGCGGAAATCGGATGAAAGGCATTCGCTGTAAGTCCGGTAAAGGTAACAGTCGAACCGTCTACCATATCAACCTTCACATCACCGGATACACCGACATAAATCGCCCTCGTTGTCCTGATATTATTCGTATCATGCGGTGTAACGCTCGCTGCGCTTGTATAAGACTCATTCACTGTACGCATGTCATTGTCCCTCCCTCTTTACTCCACGGACTTTACGACCTTCCTGCGGCTTCTCAACGGCTTCCTGATATTGTACTGTTGGTTTTGATGCAAGAGTTGCATTCAGTTTACGTAATTCCTCCCGGATGTCGTACAAAAGCTGACGATCTACTGAGTTGATGCTCCCATTTACCTGATCCTCGGTAAACATGAAAACCCTCCAATATAGAAAAAGAGGGGGTTTTATCCCCCTCTAATCGAATTTTACGATTGCGATCCCACTACTGTCCATGTTGGCGAAGCCTTACTGCCGTTGTTGATGTACAGTTTTGCGTTGGTGTAATCAACCAAAAGAGAGCCGGGGCCGGCATATCCGTTACCCGTTCCAGATGCTCCGTCTGTAGGGGCGCCAGCATTCAACTTCAATACAACGTCCTCCGTCAATCGCAACGCAGCTTTTTTGTAAAATGCGTTGTTGACCGCTGAATAGCCGTCATGCGCAGCGTCTTGCAAATCCACGCCGTAGTCAAAACCAGAAGCCGCGGTCGAGTTCTGGCTCATGACCTTGAAAGCGGCCTCTGCGTTCGTTTGACCGCTGTCGCCGTCGATATAAGCCACCACAGCACCGTCAGCTTGGGTCACGGTGTCCCCGATGCCAGCAAGAACCGCACCGGCTGGATACGTTGTCGCCTTCGTACCAGTTACGTTATAGTGACCAATCACGCCGCCGATATAGTTCGCATCTTTGGTGAGGTCAGCCCCAAGGACATTGCCCATAACCCCAGCCAAGAACGATGGGTCAGCACCATCCGCGCTACCGGCACCAGCGGCTAGGTTCAAATCTGCTTCGATGAATTGATGCGAATCGGTGCCAGAGTATTCGGTCCCGGCGGTAAGGAACTTATCCGCCTTAACGTTTCCGTCGCCCTGTACTGTTGAAAAGTTAGTTTCAGCCATGTTATCCCTCCTTAGCTAAGGACCGTGCCGAGACCAGGATTCACCTTCGCAATGGCTCTCCAGTTGTTCGGAGCTGCACCATAACGCGCACGGGCTTTGAACACGTTGTTGTCCGTGTTTTCATCGATATACGACTTGATCGTCAATTGAACGCGCTCCAGCCATACCAGACCGGCGAATGCTTGGTTATACTGGGAATCCATCAAGTACCATGTGTCAGTACCGGACGTGATGCCGGACGCATTCTCCAGATACGGCGACATGATGACGTTCCAGCGACCGAATTGCAGGTTGAAGGAGTGGTTTGCCGTTCCCGGAGCGCCGTCCTCTGCTCCAATTGCGTCGAATACCAGCTTCTTGATACGAGCCTTAGCCGGGATAATGATTGTATCCGGCATGATGTTGAGCAGGTTTCCGTCATCGTCCTTGTAGTTCTGCATGGCCTCTTCCACGTAGCACAGCGCATCATAGGAGAATGCATTTCCGTAGTAGTTGCCTTGCGCCGATCCACCTGTTTTCGAAGGATGATCCGTAGCAAACAACGCTTTGCCATCAGCAGCGGAAATATCGAAGGTGGCGCTGTTGCTGCCGAATGTCATGCTCGTTGATGTCCCCTTGTTGAGGATCGCAGCAGCGAATTTCTCGCGTCCTCGGTTATACGAGAGCGTGAATTGGTTTGCACGTTGCTTGACCTTGCCGAATTTCGAGTCCTCCACCATCTGTTGTGTGACTTCGAAGGAGTTTTTCCACTCTTCCGGCTCGATTACCTTAGAATATCCCTCTTGGAAACTGTTTCGAGGGTACGCCCCGCCATCGCCTACAGCCTCGAAGTCACCAAGCGACGTTTCATAGGTGTACTTTTCGGCGAAATTCGTGGTTTCGTCCACCATGAATACGTTGTCCACGATGGAGAATTGCTGGAACGCCTCGATTTGTTGCTCAATCATGAGTTTGATCGGCTCTTGACTCTTGCCGTAGATGGAATCGTTAAGTCCCGAAGCCTTGTTAAATACAATACCTGGCATGTTTAGCCCTCCTTTTCTCTATCAGCGCTTGAAGTATCCGCGCACTCTGGAATTTGTCGTTGCTCCATCCGTTGCCGAAATCAAAAACACACCGTTAGTTGTGGTCGCTGTGACCGTCAACCCATCGGTGTGCAATGTGACTTTGTTGCCTACAAGCGTGCTGGCAACGGTAGCTGTGGAAGTTGTCTCGAATTCTCGCTGGTCATCCAAACGGATGAACGGAATTTCAACGTCCGTACCCGCTGAAGCAGTTTTCATCGCGATTGCCTCCGGGGTATCGGTTGCGCCGGATTTCGTGAGGCGTCCGCTGGTGAATTTCAGCGCCTCTCCGAGCGTTACGGCCTCACTATTGGTCATCAGACCATATTCGAACGGATCGGATGCACCGTCCATGCTTTTAACAGGCAAGAATGCCATGGTCAAAACCTCCTATTTTCCTGTACTTTTGCGATAATGTGCGATAAAGTCCTTTTCCGTCATCTTTCCGCTGCGGTATTCCTTCGAGAACATCCGCTTGTATTCCGCCATAACATCAGCCGGCATAACGAACGTATCCACATCTCCGCCGCCTGTAGGGGTCTTGAGGTGCGCTTTGCTCTGCTGGTTGTTCATAGCGGCTTGTTTGGCCGTCTCTGCGGCCTTCTGTTGAATCTGTTGATGGTGGGTGACCAAGTACGCCTCGTGCCAGTCGTAACCGTTGAGAATGCGGCTGATCATCTCTCCACCGTTTGGGAGCGCCTTAACATCGTCGATGGATTTCACATCCAGCCCAAATCGTTTGTTTAACTCGGACATCTGATTGTCCTCGTAGGCTTTCATTTGAAGCTGTCGGGCCTTCACGACATCAGGGTGGTTCTGGAGCTTCTTGTCGATGATCTCAGATACCACGTCAGGGTCAACGCCCTTTTCCTCGTAGTAGGCGCGTTCGTTTTCTTTCTCGACGTACTGTTGATACTGTTCCCACGTTTTAAGCCCGTGTGATTGGCCGTATGTGCGCTCTACCCATGAATCACGCTCTTTCTCCTTGCGTTCCGCATCTTCGAGCTTACGGCGCATCTCAGCGAACTTTGCGTCCTTGCCTAAGTCCCGTTCCGGCTTCTGATCGGCGGGTTCAGAATCGTTTACGCCTGTTTCCGGTTCGGGTTGTT